AGACTTTTTGCAAACTACCCCTAAATACTTCCGCTTGTTCTTTAATTACAGGAGGTGCTGTGTCGGACACTCGCATCACCTTATCCATAGCTAATTCTGTTAACTGTTCAGAGCTTAAACCACCCTCTGCTGAGGTCATTACATTCACAGAATTAACATTAATATCGCTAGATACACTAATCATTTTTTACCTTTTTCCATATAAGTAACATTTGGTATATCATGTCTACCTATTAAAACAGGTTTAACTTTTTTTGCGTCCTCTGCCTCGGGTGGTGACATGCTATCTTTTTTAGTTATTTTCAACTTACCATCAACAACAGACTGTATTAAAGGATTATCTAATCTATGATAGCCGTACAGTTTTTCTTCATCAGGCACGTTTACATCTAATAAAGGTGATGTTCTTGCTACTTCTATAGCTACGTTATTTTGTATTGCCATAGCACACCAAAACTCAACACAAGCTCTACCAGCTTCAGCAAAATGTATGTTTTCTTTATATGAAAAATCTATGCCAAAAAGATGCACTTTTTTTACTTTTGCATAAATAGCAAATGCGATTGCATAAGCGACTGTATTATTAAAATACGCTACTTTGACTGTATTAATAACATCTTCTAATGGGTATTCCACTATTTCTGGTACACGTTCATCTATGCAACAAGAGTATATAACACCCTTATTTTTAGTTTCTAATAAAAACTCGTTTGCGACACCTGTTTGTTTTCCTGCTTTTGTATCATCTAAAAACCTAGAAGCTGGATCCATCATAAAAGTGCGATCTACATGTAAAATAGCACCAATACAATTTATTCCCCATACCTCATCATATCGTACAGAGTTTATTCTAGTTAAAACATATTCAGAAAAAGAACCACCTAAAGCGACAATCGCTACTTCTTTATTTTCTAACGTGGTCATGTTTTACGAGAAACCTTAATACCAGTTCTAAACGCATCTGTGTTTTCAGTTGCTTCACCATAATTTTTAAGTCTGGACATAGCTTCTACAAAACGACTATTATACAAAGTAAGTATCTCTTGCTCGCCTTTCATAAAAATATATGCTTCATACAAACTACCAAACAATAAGGTATCAGGGGCATTTGTACCTAACCAAGAAGTGCCATCACTAGTCGCTGTTATTGATTGTGGTCTATAATAATAATGTAACTCAGCTGAGTAATTTGCATTTGGGGTAGGACTTACTATAAAGTTGTCTACATCAAAGTATGCATAAAATCTTGGTACACCAGTAGTGGCAGGATTAGGATTAAACTCTTGCACATAGTTTACATCTTTGAAAAGTAAAAACTCGTGGCTACTAGAGTTTATAATAGATAAAGATATCGACCCTAAATAATCATCTGGTACGGCTAAAAATTTATTTCCATTGCTTAGTGTACCTGTAACATTTTTCCTAAAGTATTCTAACTCCACTAATTTAAGTATGCGTTCTTCTGCATTTTTAATAAAATTAGGAATATTACTGACAAAGGTTGTTTCAGAGTTTTCTGTATAATCTTTAATAGCTTGTGTAAGTGTTGTATTAGTGTAACTCATGGTGTATTCGCCTGACCGCCCATGCCGCTGTGGTTCGTACAATAGTAATATAAGGTTGCAACACTCGCCGCAACTGTTATTTCTGTATAAGCTCCTGAGTATCCAGGAGTCCCAGAAGTAGTTACTCCAGTAGTATATTCACTACCGCCACCATGCGTCCCATCAGAAGTAAGAGAAAACCTCAATGGATGACCGTTATTTGTACTATCACTTTGATCAAATCTATAAGTTTGACCCTCTGTCAAATTAACGGTAGCTTGTCTAGTGCCATCTATAAAATATTTATTAGCACCAAGATATTCGGCTACTGTAACTGCAAATATTTGACCTGTATATGCAGAAGTTCCCAAAGAACTTGTACCTGTGACTGCTGTAACAGAAGCAGTTACATTTGTAGCAATACTTCCTGTAACAGTGACCGTACCTACACTACCTGTTAAAGCATCCAAATCAGATATAGTGGATGGTATAATATCTTTACCTGTAGTTGTAAAAACTAAAAAAGGATTATTATCATCAGTGACATCTACTCTTGGCTGAAAAAGTGCTTGCGGATCATTAGGTTTACTTATTGGCTCAAGCTGTGGGTGTTTGGTTTCATAACACTCTGGGCATACTTTTAAGCCATTCCACTCTTCGCGCAAGTCTAAATAATCGTATCTAAAACCGCATCTATCACATATAGCTTTGGAATATATACCGACCGCATACGCCATCAACTAAACCCATAAAAATCTCTGCGAGGTGTAAGACTTAAATTAGCCCTGTCTATATCTTCAAAAGCCGCTCTATTAAATTCTTCTTCATACATAGCTTTCAATAGAGTAACTCTATCTGGTGCTCTTTTGATAGATAAATAATAAGCTAATCCAGCCGCTAAACACGGATAAAATCTAAATGGCACTTCAACAGTATTAACAAAAGTATCCGCATCTTCTATTCTTGTAAGTCTATCAAAAACAAAAGTATAAGCTTTATCAGGTGTAGGCCAGATTTTTAAAACAGGTGTAACTTGCCTGTCTACATAATATTGCGTGGGTCGAGCTTGTGTTCTTTTACTGGGAATATTTAAGAATGTATCTCTGCCTATCCTAGTGATTTGAACATCTGATTGTGTGCTTGTACCAGCATTTTCTCTAATGACAGCACTTAATATGTCAATAGTATCTGCATCTAATGTGTACTCTGCAGTACCTTGTGTTATTGATATAGTGTTCTGACTTATTGTCCATCTATTCAAACCTCTATTAGCCCAATCAGCAAACAACAAATTTAAAGAACGTTTAGCGGTTTTGAGGTCATAACCTGTACGTACCTCTAAACCGCAACGCTCAAAAGCTTCCTCGATATAGTCAGCTACATCAAGCTCAAAATTTGTTGAACCAGAAGTTGTCATTAACTATTTGGACCTCTTACTGCACCACCTTTTGACATACCTTTTTTACGCATATTCATGCTACCACCACCCATCATTTTAGAGCGACCTTTCTTCTTCATATTACCGCCACCCATCATTTTAGCTCTACCGCCTTTAGCCATTCCTTTTTTCTTCATGTTGCCGCCACCCATCATTTTTTTGCGACCTCCATTTGCCTTCCCTTTTTTATTATGCATAGCCATACTATTTCTCCTTTTTAGCATATAAGTTATCAAAAGTAATACTTGGATCCATATAACTTTCATCACTTTCAGCATTATGTATCCATTGACTAGGTAGAAAATCTGGAGCACCCTCCCCAGTTTCCCAAAGTGCAGGAGAAGTAGCCCTCACCCTGTTATTAGGTAATGCAACAATATTACCTGTCCATTCTCCTGCATTAGTCAACTCTAAAACATGACTTTGTTTATGTTGTGCAGGATCATCCGCTATATCTGTTTCTGTGTAATCTACTGTAAACATATATTTTGCCGTATAAAATTCACCATCTATTTTACAAATCCAAGGACTAGAACTTACTCTATCAAGTTTTACGACAGAATGATAGTGAGAACTACAATCCCAAGGTTGTGCATGGTGTGTTACCATACGTTCCGGCCAATCTTCTAATGGCACATCTGCTACTAAAGCTGTGATGGGTAATCTAGCCCACATCGCACCGCCATGAATATTTTCCACACCTTCTTCATCTGCTTCATAACCAGTAAACACCACTTGGAAACTCAAACATCTATCGGGTATAGTATTAACTGCTATAGCCATTGCGTGTATATACTCTCCATGATAATCACTGTGGTTATGAGTAAATTCTTTGCGTACCCAACATTTAAAATGCGGGATGTTGCTTATCAAATAACTCATTTTTTCTTTGTTTCTGCTTTCTTCTTTTTACCTTTACCAAATATGTGTGCATCAACTTTTGCGGCTTTACCTCCAGTCAGTACGCTATTTACTCTAGCCATAGCCCACTGACTTGGACTTGCTCCTGGACGATGTCCTGTCCGATAAGCGGCTAATCCTTTTTTGTAAACTCGTGCTAATTGTCCTGCGGTAACTTTTTTACCTTTTTTTCTAGCGGCCTCTGCTTTTTTAGATAGAGACTTTTTCGTCGCGGCTGATAAAGTCATTTTATTTTGCCCTCCTGTCTACGTATACTATCTTTACCTTTACGGAAAATATTAGCAACCTCTTTTTTACCCATAACCTTTGCTCTTTGCTCTCCTACAGTCAGTATTTGTATTTTTCTTGCAAACGGTTTTTTAACTTTTTTAACACGTGCGACAGTTTTTCTAGCATCAGTTGGTGTTGCAAACTTGATGGGGACAGTATCTTTAGGGTTCTCATCGGTATATAACCTTCTGCCTGAACCTTTAGGTTTTTTGCCTGTGCCTACTTTAGGGTCTTTTCTTTTTGCCATTATTCTTTTTAGCTTTTTTCTTAGCCGCAGTAATGATATCCGCACGTGTGATCTTGTTGCGAGGAGCGGCAAAAGCCGCTAACTTTTTTTGCTTTGCAGATAATTTTTTCATTTATTCTTGCCCTTTCCACCAAACATTTTACGAAATTTTTTAGTATGAACGGATTCTTTGGTTTTTCTCCGCACTCCAGTACTCTTATAATCACTAGGGAAAACATATGCTGAAGGATCCTTTGCAGATTTTTTTGCATTTCTCTCTATTTCTTTTTTACGTTTAGCACGTTCAGACGCACTAAGACCAGCTAAATACTTTTGCGGTATATTGCGTTTTTTAGATTTCTTCTTTTTGCTAGAAGGTGCTTTGCTAATTTGTTTTGGCATATTACTTCTAGACATAGCCATTATATAAACCTATTAGCTAAAGCCGTCGCAATAATTAGAGCGGCTATACCCCATAATCGTATATCTAACTTATCTAGCTGTTTTTGTATGTAATCATATCTACGATTACACTCTTCTTCATGCTTTTCTAATAACTTTAAAACTTCGTCCGCTTTCATTTTACCATGCCTTACATGACCAATATCTTGCTGAAAACTTATCCTTAGCAGTAGCACATTTATGTCTCGCACGAAACGATTTGCGCCTTGCTGGAACATCTTTTTTAATAGACATGTTGGGGTCACCAAATCTAACAATTTTGACTTGGTCACCTTTTTTAGCTAAAACAGCAGACTTACGTTTAGCTCCAGGAGTTTTTTTAGGTTTATTATAACCTGAAAATGTTTCCCCCCGATATTGTAATTTACCAGAGGGAGTACGTTTAACATTTTTTGTCGTAGCCATAACTATCCAAAAAACCCTGTAATAGAATCTATAGCTGTAAGTGTCACATGACACCCATCTGGAAATATCATACCATTATCAGGTATTGTTATTTGTGTATCGTCAGATGTGACAAATGTCATGGTTAACAAAGTCGCACCAGAACCATCACTATTTCTAAATACAGCCGCTGGACTACCACTACCAGAACTTCTAACGACAAAAGATTTTAATCTAGTTCTTCCAGCATTAAAAGTGCCTGTGCTAGTTACTGTCTTTGCAGTAATAGGACTTGCCATTGTAGCCTCCTATTATTCTACGCTGTTATTAGCCATCGCATAAGTAAGAACACCAGTAACAGTTCCACTCGTCGCGGCAGAAGAGCCCACACTAGCCGTAACTGTAATACTGGCGGCTAATCCACCAGCAACCGCAAGTGCTCCATCTGCACCTTTTAATGAGCCTTTGGTATCACAATCCACTTCGTTGAATAAACCATCTGGATCACCTGATGAGCCAATATCAATTGTAGGATTAGTACCACCAGCTGAACCACCTATTGTCATAAACGAAATAGGTAAAGCTCCTGCTGGTAAGGTCAGAGTTTCTCCAGCAGTTGCTGAAGTTCCGATTCTTACATTAGTAGCAGATGATGCTGTAGGGTCAAAAGAAATTTGAACACTTTGTGTAACAGGTGTTGGAGTATGTGTTCCTTTTATTCCACCACCGTAAGAGCGTACTATGCCCTGAAAAGTTGTTGTAGCCATTTTTATCTCCTTGTCTTGGCAAATGTCAGCATAATGCTGTCAAGGTAATATTACTATACATAAAAAAAGGGCGACTGAAAAGCCGCCCTTTAAAAGTTTTAATGGAGAAAAATTAAGCTCCTGGACTACCAAACACACATCGTGGGTCTGATACCCCAAAGCTGTAACGTTCACGTGCTTTATAGCGAACATTACCTGTGTCGAAATCACCTTCCATGCTATTTTGAATGGGTGTACGAACAAAATGTTTGAAACCATTAGGTGCATCAGTTTTGATGAAAAACGCATCTGTATCAGTTAAAAAGTGATTAACCACATAACCATCAGGTAACATACCCATGTTACGTACTGCGTTTACGTCGTTATCTGCAGTTCCTGGACGTAAGTTAGTAGCCATCAAACGTTCAGCAATAAACTGTAAGTTTGTTGGAATAATTAACTTCATACCACGTAGTGCAATTTTTAAACCACGCTCATCAATAAAACCAGAAATATCAATTAATGACTGCTCTAATGATGTTTCATTAAGGTCAGCCGCAACTGTTAATTCATTTCTGAAATTACCACCACCCGAAGTAGGGTGATCTGTTGCACACAACTCTTTACCGTCACCGATAGCAAAAGTGCTATCAAAGGCATTATTGAGTACAGATGCCGCTTTCACTTGTTTTGTGTTAGCCATTGAGCGAGCTAACGCACGAGTGTAACGTGAAGATAGTCTATCATATAAATTATCTTCAACTGCTTCTTCTGTAATCGCAAAAGCCAATGCGATAGTTTCATGTGTATATCTAGCTGTGAATGACTCATTCGCTAAGTCAAAACTAACAGCCGCTCCTTCACCTTTAGTAGGTGCTTGACCAAAACCAGCCAACATGACCTCTTCTTCAAAAGCACGATCTGAATTTTCTGTTTCAAAAATTTCAGCATGTTCGTTTTCATAACGATCGTACTCTAGTCCAAACAAGGCATTTAATCCTGGCTCTAGCTCTTTAAGGAGTTGGGATCTTGCAATAGCCATATCATTTACTCCTTATATGCCAGATGTTGCTAAGTGGAATGGTAAGTTTAACTTAACGAGTAGAACCACACCAGCTGAGGTGTAATCTATTCCTGGAACATCTTTAATACCAACAATCCTAAAATTATCAGTAGCTGTAGTTGCTCCAGCACTCGCCACGGAAACCTCTCCCGCAGAAATACCATTTGCATGTTCTGTTCCAAATCCTGTGCCTTCAGCATTTGAATGTATCAATGCAGTTGCTGTAGCTAGATTTGTCAAACTAGCATCTGCTTGTACTTCGTACACTTGAGCTGGATCGTCATATAAGAATACAGTTGCTTCTGTCCCAGACTTTAGGGAAGAAGTTCCTGGATAATTATTTGCAAAAGTTGGCGTTCCATCTAAGGCTGTATATTGACAGCCAGCCATAACTCCTAAGATCGCAACTGAACCACCGTCTGCCGCACTAATGTCCACAAGCCCATTTGTTAAAGGTATCACCAAGTCGCCCTGAAATATGCTACTTGATGATCCTGCCACTCCTGGAATTTGCACTTTGTATGGCGTCAAACCTCCTGAGTTCACGTTGGAACCTAATTTGTTATGTGGACGCAAACCAAAAGGGGCATCTATATTTGCCATGATTTTTGTCTCCTAACAAAATTATTCGGCATTATTTTTACCGAAGGTTACACGAGATTGCCTATCAGGTTTAATAATAGGCATTGTACTATTGCTTTCTCTCATTAGGTCATTATCAACAGCGGTCATTTGATCTTGGGTTTTACCCCTATAATACGCATCTCGCTCTTGTTTTGACTCTATTGGGAAACGAGCTAATAAAAGTCCTCCTACTCCTATTACTCCTGCATGTTTACCGTCTTGGATGGTAGGAGCTTCAAAGTCAGGGAACTCATCTGCGCGAACTAAATCAAAGCCTTCGCGTAAGCGAGCCGAAAGATTTTTCTTATCATCTGTACCCATGATTGATTCACGAATCCAGCGATGTATATAACCTTCAGGCGGTGGTGGTGCATCCAATGTGGATGGAGGTTGCCAAGGACGTCGGCGTGAGCTTGTCTCACGAGTGGTTTTTGTGCGTGGGGTGCGATCCATGATCTATTCCTTCACGATGTTAAGCGAGCAAGTTGCTTCGCATATTGTTCATAGGTTACACCAAGTTTGTCAGCTATGGCAACCTGTGATGGAGTTAATTTTACTTTTTTTCCAGAAGTTTTGCCATTTGCTCTTGATGCAGGAGCTACTGGACTTCGCGTCGTACGTGCTTGTGTCGTCTCTTCTTCCTCAAATTTATGAGGAAATTCAATACGTAAACGCTTGTCTAGTTCTGTATAATACTCATCACTGTTAGGATCGTAGTATTCTTGTTCCACTAATTTTTTATGTATAGAAAAAGCCGTTAATGTCATAGGCTCATCAGCTCCAAACCATGTATTTTTAGCCGCCCACCTTTTAGCTTTAGGGTCGGGCTCTGCCTTTGGTTGTTGCTGTGGTTGTGCTTGAGGCTCTGCTTTTTGCCGTTGTTCTAATTCTTCTTTAGCAATTTTTAAACGCTCTGTCTCCAATGCTAACCTTGCTAATTCTTTTTGCGCTTCCATTTGAGCATTGACATCACCACTATTTATAGCATTAGTCAGTCTTGCTTTTACGTTTTCTTCTTCATTACTTACTCTAGAATCATATTCAGTAATATAAGATTGGTCTATTTTTTGGCTACGCTTTTCCAAATCTTCCATTTGTTTTTTAACTGACTGTGCATATTCAGTAGCCGCTTTTTCTCGCCTTTCGGCTTCACGCATTTTATAAGTTAATTTTTCAATACGCTTCTTGACTTTATCACCATATTGCTCAAGATCTTCTTCACTCGCCTCAGAGTCAGCGGCTTGTGCTTCTTCAGTTACAGTATCGTCTTGTTCTTCTTTTGCAGATACAGCCTCAGACTGTTCTGCATTTTCTTCTTCAATTTCTACTTCAATTTGTTCTTCTTTTGTTTCAGGCATAACCCTCTCCGTTATGTATGCAGAATGTCTTCTGGATTTTTAATTGTAGCGAGTATCTCATCATCATTTAATAATCGCACTTCACCGCCTTCTATTTTAAAACGACTTCCAGCATATCTGCCGAAAATCACCCAATCACCTTTTTTACACCATACTCCTGTTTGACCATTTGCTGTAGTGCCAAATTTTTCCGGATCTTGGTAAGCCAATGGTCCAAGTTTCAAAACATAACCACATACAGTGGCAAGTGCTTCACGTTCTACTACTTGATCGGGTAAGTAAACACCAGACTCAGTTTTCTTTTTACCCTTGTAAGGTAATATTAAAATCCGCCAACCTGTCGGTTCAGGAAGTTTATGTAATGCTGGTGTTTCGGGTTTTTGTGGTTTTTCTTTTTTGGATTGTATAACGTGCTTTGGCACATAAAGTGTTTTAGTCATAGTTTACCTTTTTTAGCAGGACATCAAGTTCCTGTTCGATGTTTGCAAGTTCTTCCCGTTTTGCACGTAGAATCTTGTATATGGAAAAATCTTCTACAACACCTTCTGTTAGTTGTGTGTCTATTAGATCTATCCGCTCTTTTATAATATTACGGAGTTTTTCGTGAATGTAAAGGTCAGACACGTTTTATTTTCTTTTTCCTAGCAGTTTTTGCCGCATTTTTAAAATCAGATGCACTAGGAGCACCTTTATCTCCTGCCTTACGCATCTTTTTACCGCTTTTTCTACGCTTATGTATATTTGCATATAAACTCATTTTGTCAATCCTTTAGCTTTTTCATAAGTACGTAAACCACCCAAACCGAGCATACCTAGTAATACTGTCATCAACGAGTCCATATCAAACGTAGGTAACTCAGGAACTTGGAAACCAGCGATCGCAGTTGTGAACAAAACAATGTCT